AAATGCCCCAAGCCTTTTTTCCGCTAGCGTAAGACATTAGAACCTCAAGTAGGATACATCGGGCTGCAGCTTCAACGGGACGCGGTCTTCGTCTTCCTCGGCAGCACGGGTGAACTCTTCGTCGTAGATAGCCTTGAGCATGCCCATGCGCTCAGGGGCCCGCTTCATGGCAATATAATAAGCCAGACCCGCCGCCATGCACGGGTAAAAACGCCACGGAAGATCCGTCGTATTCGTCATCGTGCCCGCGTCTTCGATGCGCCGGACGTAGTAGTAGATAATCTGGTCCGTAGAGTTCTCCGGAACTTGCCAGAGGTTTATCTGCGGAGCAATCTTGCGGTCGTAGTAAAACTGCGAAGGACGGCCCTGCGTAGTCTTGTTAGGCAAAAGAAAATAGTCGCCGCGGCTAATCCGCTCGACTTCGTAATCCGTACTACTACGACGCAGCACCATCTCCAAGATGTCCGCGTGATCATCCGATACAACGTAGTTGCTGGTGCCTTGGGTCACGGTGACCGTAGCTTGGGCCACGGTCCACAGGTTCAGCCCGCGGTTCGCCCACTCTGTAAACATGAGGTTAAGACTGCGACGCGCTGTCCGCGCATCATAGCCAGTGCGAACCTCAAGGCCGCACCGCTCGAAGGACTCTTCGATCAGCTCGCCGATGTCGAGGTTGAAGGTGCGGGTTCCAGATGTGGTCACTTCGGCCTCTTTGCTGTCTTGGCGGACTTCCGGAACGCTTTAGCGGTAGGTGCGCCCTTGGTCCCCGGCTTACGCATCTTCTCGTCAGACCCTGCGGCAATGCGCTTCCGCTTGGCATCTATGTTAGCATACAAACCGGGCTTTGCCATCTCAGCAGTTCCACGCTTTAAGGGACAAGGCCTTCCGCGTGGGACGGCCCTTCTCGTCTTTCATCGGCCCCGGCATTCCGCTCATGCGAGCGCAGAAGCTTTTGCGACGCTTCGCATCTTTTTCCGTCTTCGGCTTAGGGGCCGGGGGTTTCAGGTTCATGCCTTGGGCTTTCGCCGAAGCTCGGCCCTTGGCATTTAACCCGCCCTTTGGATCCTTGCCTTCTTTACGCTGCCACGCCGGAGACTTTGCCATGGGCGTTAAACCTTACGAATAGAAGGCTGTGACCGAGGTGATGTTTGTCAGCGTCGAGATATACAGGTCCGACGCGAACACGATCCCCTCGTCAGGGACATAGAAGTTGTGCGTGTTGCTTGCAACCAGATCAACGTCCAAGAGGGTCTCGCCCCCGTTGCCATCGGTCATGGTCAGTCGACCCGCCGTGGCCGTTGTCGTAATGACGAGCATACGGAGACGGGCGCGTCCAACACTGAACGCGCCTGTCGCCGTGACCCGTTTTGATTTTACATCAGAACCGGACATGTACTAACTCCCTAGGATCTGGCAATTAGACCAGATCGTGTGCCTGAATGTAACGAACAGTCAGCGTACCTACGCCAGCGCCCGTATTGGCGGACAAAACAAAGACGCGCTTGTCGGCGGTGCCCGTGTCATCCCAGTTTGCAGTGCGAGTTCCGTCAGTGCCGGGGGTCAAGGCTGCAAGGCCGATTGCACCACTGGTTACGCCAGCAGAAACAAGCTCCGTGGCTGTAGCTGATGTACCAACGCTGATGGTTGTCGCAGCGCCTGACCAAGCAACTGTCGAAAGAAGCTGGATGTTCAAGATGTGACTGTTTGCCGGAAGAACGATTTCCGTAGACAAAGCAGTGGCGGAGCCAGCCTGCGTTACCGCAAAAACCTGAACCATGACCACCGAACCAATGTTCTTGACGTCAGTGCCAAGAGTGGTGCCAGTGGTGTTTGGGATATTGCCTGCCCGAATCGGGCCCGAAAAAGTAGTCTTACCCATGTCTATCTCCTTGCACGGTTAATGGATGAACTGTCTGTGCAACGTCCGCTTTGCGGTCAGGTCATCCAACTCAGCCATAGTAGCACGTATCGGTTTAAAAAGAAAAGGGCGAGGTTTCCCCCGCCCTTCAAAGCATCCGTCTTTCGACCGATTATGCGCCAGTGGTACCGTACACGCAGCGCGGGTCGCTGAAGCCGAACGAGTAACGCTCACGCGCCTTGTAGCGCATGTTGCCCGTGTCGAAGTCAGCTTCCATGCCCGTGTTCAGCGCAGTGCGCTGGAAGTGCAGGAAGCCACGCGGTGCGTCGGTTTTGATGAAGTAGCCATCGGGGTCGGTCAAGAAGTCGTTGACGACGTAACCTTCCGGCAGCAAGCCCATCGAACGCATTGCGTTGACGTCGTTGTCGGCGGTGCCAACACGCAGGTTCGAAACCATCAGACGTTCAGCCACAAACTGCAACTGACGGGGAATGACCAGCTTCAAGCCGCGCAATGCAACTTTCAGACCACGTTCGTCGACAAAACCAGCGATGTTGATCAAAGCGTCTTCGAGCGAAGTTTCGTTCAGGTCAGCATCAGTGGTCGGGCGGTTCGCAAAAGTCGAACCATTGGTCAGCGGGTGGTTTGTAGCGCAGAGAGCCACGCCGTCGCCGCCAGCCGAAGCACCCGCCGTGAAGGCGTTGTTCAGAATGGCAGCGGCTTTCACCTGCTTGGTGTGGGCCATCGAACGAGCGAGGGCACGGGTGTAGCGACTGCCGAGGCGGTCGTACAGGTTGTCCTCAATAGCTTCCTCGGTGATCGAGAAGGCCAGTGCGATGGTTTCGTGGTTGTACCGAGCGGTGTAGGCTTCCTGTGCATCGTCATACGAGATGCCCGAACCTTCCGATTTGGTCGGTGCTGCGCCGAAGCCGGACAGCATGACTTCCTCCTCGAATGCACGATCCGAGGACTCGGTGGTGAAGATCTCGGCATGTTGGTTTTCATACCGAGTGTATTCCATGCCGAACAGAGCATTGAGACCGGGCTCAAGCTCTTTCGCAAGTTGTGCGCGCGAAATTGCCATGGGTCAGTCTCCTTATGCCACCGTGCCTTCAGAATTTGCCTGAAGGAGTGCGTGGTTGTTGAACATCACGATCATCTGAATGCCCGCTGCCGCGTAGTCTTGACACGTCGGATCATCGTAGATGCCGAGAATCTTGAGCGGAAGCGATTCATTCGAAGCGTCAAGGGTTGCTACGTCCATCCGAGCCGACGAGGCACCTGTGGTCGTGGAACCAGAAGTACCCAAGTCGAACTGAGTGCTTTCGAAAATCGCGGCCTTAGCGGTTGCGATGTTCGTGAAAGTCGCATCAGTTGCGATGGTGAAGCGCTGCATCGGGTTGTCGTACACATACCCGACGATGTCGAAGTTTGTGTCCGCGCCAGAACCCGGCCAGTATTTGGACCAAGTCTTTTTCCCGGTCACAGAAGAAACGTATTCACAGCCCTGAAACACGCCGACGTGCTTATAAGTGTCGCCAGAAGCGGAACCAGTGATGGCAATTTGACCAGCATTGACCGCAATAACGGGAGACCCTTGATAAATCGCCGAGGCGCTCGAACCGATGTAATACGCATTAGTACCTTGGCTGTTGGGTGCACCACCAGCAAGGTTGATCGGACGAAGTCCGAACGCACCATACGAGTTAGCCATAGTCGTTGCTCCTTATCAGTCGGACGTTTTACGTCCGCCAAACGATACCCTACTTTGCCGTTGTTGGTTGATCGGCATCGAAGGGTGTTGCTCTTTCATCAAGTCCTGATCCACAGCCGTCATTTGTTCGCGGGTCCGTTTCCCGTAAAAATCGGTTCTTTCATGCGCTGTTTCGACAGGTATGCGGGTTAAGATCAACCCGCCATTTCCAATGACGCCAGCATGCTTGCCGTCGTCAATGGTCGGGGCTTGGAACTCTGGGTGCTGATCCGCACGGACAGGCTCATAGCCTTGCCGAAGACGGTTAAACACGTTTCCCTTATCTTCCTCGCCACGGATAGAAGCCCGAACCCAGCGGTTTTGATAACCTGCGGGAGCGGGCGGGGCGTCAAGGACACTCGGGGGAGCCCAAGGTTTGCGGCGCGATTCTTCTTCGCGGGTAGCGGTAGTACGAGGTGTGCGGTCCATTCTCTCAGTCCTTCACGTATTTTGCATATTCTTCCAAAGGAACATTCAGCCTTTTGGCGATGGCGACTTGAGAGGGCGTAAGCCGAACACTTCTGCGCTCCTGTGTCATACTGCGGGAAGCGGAAGAGCCAGCAGGTGCGACCTGACTTCCACCCGTTTTACGAGACGCAAACTTCTGCGGAAATTCCGAACGAAGGCGGCGGTCGATCTCAGTATAATACTCTTCTGCGTTCGGGTCAAACCCTTCGTCTTCCACAAGCATATGGTGGATCGACAAGGCTACTGTCGTCATAATCCGGTCTTCACCGAACCACTTGTTTCTCTCTGCCCACGTCTCGGCCCTTGGATCAGCGCGATCTGGTTTCTGCTGTTGCCGCGGGGCAGCAACTTGTTGCTCTTGGCGAGGGCTGTCGGCTTCGCTGGCAGAACGCTGCTTTGCAGTAGAGTAGCGCTGCTTCTCCATGATAATGCGGGAGAGGTCTTCCTGCGCTGCCAGCAAGGCTTCCGTGTCGCCCTGCTCATGGGCAGCGCGGTAAGCGTTTTTGATAGCCGCCTCTTGCGATTCTAGCCGAGCGCCATACTCGGACATAAATCCTGTGTCCAAGGCCTTAACGCGCTGCTCAAGATTCTTATTCTTCTCGAGAAGCGATTCGGCTACCCGTACCGCCTCTTCCCGGTCCCGCTGTTCCTTCCGGTACTTTTCAGTAATCCGGCTGATACGGGACTGAACCTTCTGACTATAAGATGAAAGCTCTTCATCTCCGCCAGAGTCGGCTTCTTTAAGTGGGGGACCCCCAACCTCTACGATGACTTCCGTTTCGGAGCCATTGTCGTCATCAAAATCGTCAGCCATGTTTCACCTCAAACGTGTTGAATATCGTCAGGCTCAAGGATCGTGGCGATAACCTCATCATCGTTGATGATGCGGACTTCGCCTCCGTCGATCTTGAACCTAGAACCAGCGTAGCGTCCAATGCAAACCCACTGCCCTTCATGGCACCAAGGTTCTGCATTCTCCCCGAACTTGTTTGAATCCTTGTAAGCCAAGGGCCCTAGTCGCATGACGTAGGCCACTACAGTTGCCAAAGCTTCGCGGTCCCGAACTTGGTCCGGAACAATCAAGCCGCCATCGGTCTTGGACTTGCCCTTGTAGGGCATGACCAAAATCCGCCACCCCGTAGGTTGGGGCAGTCGATCAAGCAGCGGCTTTTCAACAAGGCTGGGGTCTAGAACGCGAGAGTCAGGCTCGACGTATGCCGAACCAATGCTAGCGACATTCGAGGGCGCTTCTGCGGATTTCTCCTGAATGCGCTTAACGATATGATCCGGAAGATAGAGTTTCTTCGACATCGTCAGTTGTTCTTTCCAGCAGGGCTTTCAGTTCGTCTACAGCAAAAGCAAGGCCCCGAATCTCACCTACCATAGCTTGGTAACTTTCCCAGTTACTTGGAGCGCCGTAAGCTACAGCTTCCATAAGCTCTTTCTCACGGCTCCTTAGACCTTTGTATAAGAGTCTCGACAAACTAACAACATCCATCATAGGCATCCTCTGTGAGTTTCTTGTTACTCACATGAAACTACGACGTTGTCACGTCAAAACGTGCCTGAAAACCGCTGCGGCTTGGCGATGGAACTGAAGCGGCTGACGGTGCCACCCTCGGCCTTCTTGTTCTTTTTCTTGACCTTGGAGCGCCCTGCAAGAGACAGTGCGATAGCAATCGCCTGCTTTTGCGGTCGGCCCTCGTGGAAAAGGGTGCTGATGTTTTTGGAGATCGTCTTGTTCGACTTGCCTTTTTTGAGTGGCATCACACGCCCCCTTGCGCTTTGAGCATGGCCGCTCGCTGCTGTACAGCAATGCGCTCACGGTTTACGTCGGTCCGGTCTTCGGCAATCTGTTCTTGAAGATCCAAACGGGCAGAGTCGGTAACGGCCTTTTGCCGTTGAGACGCGGTGTCCATCATCAACTGTGCCTTATCCATCTCCGCCTTGCGCTGTTCGGTTAGCTGCTTGAGCTCCAGCTCGCGCATGCGGATCGTGACAAGCGGATCGGACATTGGGTCCTGCGGAGCCGGGATCAGGCGCGGAAGAACCTCGTCGAGGATCTCTTTCTGCCGTGCAGCCACTAGCTGCGCAACTTGAGCTGGGTCCTGCATGCCTTGTTGGACCTGCTGAATAGACGCTTGGATCTGGGCAGGATCTGCACCGCCAGCCTGAGCCTGTTGCTGGGCCGACTGCATCAGATCGTTCAGATGCTGGTCAACCTCGGCTTGAGCCTTCATGGCAATGTGCTCCATGATATGCGCGTAGAAGACGCCCATTACAGTAGACGACGTCGCCACAAGCGGAGCTTTCATAAAGGCCATGTGGATTTCGATGTGGATATCGTGCATCTGCTCAGGAAACGCATTGACGAGCTCTCCCATGAGAATACGTGCATTCTCGGTCACCGGATCTAGGGGCTGTGGCTCAGGCGGCGGAGGCAGAAGCTCGTCGATATTCTGGATCTCAAGTGCCTGATACAGCCGCTTGAATGCCGCCGGAAGGTTGTGCAGTTGAGGTGCCGACTGCGCAATCTGCAGGCTTGTTTGGGCAAGAGTTACCCGTTGCGCCATAGAAAAAATGTTTGGGTCGCTGACAGGGACGACGTCAATCCGATTGTCGAAGTCCTGCGCAAAGATTGTCCGCTCACCCCCGGCCACATCATAGGGATATTCTTGCGGTAGATTTTCTGCAAAGGTACGGGCAAGAATTCGAAACTCTAGTTTCTGCGAGTTATGCAGCCGCTTGTGAATGGCCGACATAACCTTGGTGCCGCGCTCCAACAGCGCCACAGTGGTCCCGACCGGAGCCTCTTGGTTCATGTTGCTGGTGCGCTCATCCGCAAGAGAGATGAAGCGACGGCCCGCGTCGATCAGGCTACCAAGAAGCTGGGCCAGCGTAGCGCTAGGCTCTTTGTATGGCAGGGGCATAATCGAGTTGCGAAGATCACCGCCGGGGGCGTCGATGTCCCGAAACTCGCCCGGGCGGATGGGTTCGTCGCTGTTGCGAACACGGATGCCCTTGGCCTTGAAGCCGCCCGGTAGGTTGGCAAGCGTACCTGCGTCGATCAACTGACGTAGGATAGAGGTTGCCGCACGGCCCAGACCGCCAATCATGTGGATCAGGCCAAAGCCGTAGAACCCAAGTCCGGGCATGAACTTGTAGTGAACGAAGTACTGGCGCTTCTTTGCAAGCTTCGTGCCCTCGTCAAAGTTACGACGAATAGCCAGAATCTTTGAGGAGCCCTTGTCGATTGTGACGATGTATGGAAGATGAATGCCCGTCGGTTCGCCATCCGGCGACAGGTCCTCAAAGCCCTCAATGTCAAGGTTTACGTGCATCTCCAGCAAGAAGTAGGCGTCATCGTGGTATGACTTCTCCGTTCCCTGAAGCTCATCAACCTTGGTCCGGACCGAATCAACTTCTTCTTCGCTGGGCGTGATGTCGATATCGAGGTACTGCCCAGCAACCTGCATCTTGCGGATGTCGTTAAGGTCCATCTGCAAAACGTGCGTAACGCGGGGGCTAGTGTTTAGGTCGCTCGCGGCATACGGAACAACAATGTCCTGTGCCGGAACAAATTTGGAAACAGGGCGCTGAAGCGCCACGTCCCAGTAAACCTTTTTGAAACACGACCCTGAGAGGGGCAGATAAAACAACAACTGATCCATGTCCGGATCGTATTCTTCCATCACCTCGGTGATCTCGTAGTTCATAAAGTCCTTGACGCGAACGGCCTGCGCTTCGCGTTCCGGGGAACTCGCACCTAGGACCGAGGTCTTGACAGGGCCCCCCGCGGGCAAGAGCTCCTTGTAAGCTTGCGCTTGGAACTGCGTAACAGACTCGGCGATAACCGGATGGGTGACGCCAGACGCGCCCGCAAAAGGCTCCGACCGCTCGCGTGTCTTGACGCCAAGCAGGTCAAGCCCGTTGGTGTAAGCCTCTTCCCACTCTTCGCGGGAGCTTAGATCAGATTCGTAGGCCGCAAGAAGGTCGCTTACGATTTCGCCAAGATAGCCTTTTTCTAGATATTCGGCCAAGTTTGCGTCATGCGGGATATCAACTTGAGATTCCATTTGAGCCAAAGCATCAGAGATGCCTTGAACTGTAGCTCCGCCGTCCTCATGCTCGGTAACAACTGCACCGCCAGAGAAGTCGTTCATGGTTGGATTGGGAACAGATACCTCTTGGCCGTCGGTACCGACGCCGCCCTGCATAAACCCCTGATCAACCAAAGTCCCTGTGGGACGCGGAGGAATAGCCATTAGTAGTACTCCCGAGTATGCGGAATCTCTTCTTCTTCGATCTCTTCACCCTCAAGCGCAATAAACCCGCCTTGACGGAAACGCATGAGTGCCAACGTCATGCTATCACAAAAGTCGTCGTGGTCACCATTAGGAAAAGAGGTGACCTCTTCGACAAGTTCGTCAGCAAAACTTTTGTCCATTGGAGCCCATACCATGCCCGCCTCAAAAAGAGGAGCTACCATGTGCATCCGGCTTACCTTATCACGCCCCCCGCCTCGTCCGCCCGGAGAAAATCCAAGTGCAGGAATATTTTTTAGCCGGAGCTCGTCGATAAGCGGTTGGCCCGTGGCCTTGGCTTCGACGATGACCATGTCGGGTTGCCAGTACTCGTACTCGTCAAAGGCAACCTGCTTTAGCTCAGGGAAATTCCATCGCCCTCGCTGGGCATCGAGCAGGATTATGTTCTCCGCCCCGTCAAGCTCCGGCCTGAATATCCCCCATGTCGTGATGGCAGAATAGTCGGCACTCTCTTTCTTCGAGAACGCCGTATCGTAGGCCTGAATGACGTACTCCAAACGTGGGACGTCTTCCTTATCCCAGTCGTTCCACCAATCCTTGTTGATGATATTAGACCCGGATGCCGTGGGCTGTTGCTGCCACTGCGCTGCCCACTTCGATACAGGCAGAGACGCCTTGATCGAAAGAAGCGCATTTTTGTCCCAGAACTCCGGCCAAAGCGGATCGCCCGAGGGCATGATGGCAGGGAACTCCACCACATCCCACTGGTCGGACATGATGTCAGAACCCTGAGCCTGTATCAGACGGCCCGTCAAATCCTTCTTGCCCCACCGCGTCATAACAAGAATAATCGCTGCCCCGGGCTGAAGACGCTGGCGAGGACCCGACGTGTACCACTCATACGCATTATCAAAGGCACTCTCGGACAAGGCGTCCTGCTCCGAGTGCGGGTCATCGATGATAAACAAGTCAGCACCACGGCCCGTCACAGCGGCACCCACGCCCGCAGCAAAGTACTCGCCCTGCTGAT